CCATTTTTAAGACTGGCCGCAACAGCATCGCCCTCAAATACCTGATAATAATACGCTGGACCACGTTCTGAGGCAGTGGCGCCGGGTACAGGATCTGGCCGGTATCGCATAGTTGGTTCGTTTTCTTCTGTCATGATCGCTCCAAATTATATAATAATCAGTGCCTTATAAATGGGGCTGATACTCTGAAGAACGCAGGCATAATAGATGCCCTTCAAATACCAGCCCCAAACTCCTTAAACTTGAAGAGCCAATAAGATACCATTCATCTCCGGATTGAGATTTGTGGTACCAAAGAAGATCGTCAAGCGATAGGTATTGATACCCGTCAAGATATCCGCCTGTTTGGCAAAGATTATCTCTATGCCAGAGTCAGTGGTCATCCGAGTGGTAGTTAAACCATCTTCAGGAAACGCCAGACGCCCGCCAAATACCTCAATCGAACGATCATCGAAAAAGACATTGGTAGGTTTAGCCGTGGTATTTAGCACTGTGATAGCTGCCAGATTAGCCGGTACCGCTGAGCAGTTGGCGTAATCTGTTTCGGCGTCACTTGCACCAGCCACGATAATGGGCGGCGTGATAGTGGCGACGTTGGCGGCAATATTTGTTACCCGGAAAGTCTTAAGCTGACCCGTATCATTCTTGTTGATGTGAGATACAGCATTCACACCCGCAATAGTGAATGCGTCATTGACGTTCAGGTTTGCACCAGCCGTGACGTTCAAATCCATGAAACGATTATCCACGTTCTGCACTTCGCCGGTAGCCGCAGTCGATGTAGACGCCGGGACGTGCTTCTGACTCGCGCCCGCTACGGTAGTACCTGCGCCACCCGCCGGGAGCGTGCGCTGATATGATGTGCGGAAGGTATCGAATCCAGCAATAGGACCGATTGACGAATCACTTAATGCCTTCTCTGAGCGTGGTTGCAACGTGCGTACTGCCAGATTGTCTGCAACCGCTAAATAGTCACGGGCATTAAAGACAAACGTCTTATCTGTGTCCATGATGTCATTTTCGATCATCAGCGCTTCACACGTAGCGACATCGACATAACCAGCTAATGCAGTGGATTTTGTAACGACCAACGACCCGCTGTTCGAGACATTGTCAGCAATAGCGCGGTTAACCTTAGCACTCAAGGCCTGGGCCGCACTATCTGCCTTTTGGTTACGCTGAAACTCATCACGCAGTTGCAATGCATCCATGGTAAAAGGCACGTTACTGATTGTTGAAAGGGTAGCCGGAACAGATAAACCAGTGATTGAACCAATATTACCTGTAATGTCCAGGCCGTCGACCGTGGTACTGATCTGAGGCTGTGGACGCCATACTGTATCACCCCGGCGCTGCATTTCTGCACCTGGCTGGGTGAATCTACCCGCCTTTTTGACAACACTGTTGTCAGATTCAAACTTCTCAAGCACGCGCTCAAAAAGAATGACTTCTTCGCGGTTAAAACTATTAGCCATGATAAATTACCTTATTGTTGCCCCCGATTCCCTGGCCTGCTTCTTGAGTTCTATCAGTTTTGCCATGTCCCCGGTTTTAGCAGCATTGTCTCTTGCGCGATCAATTTTGCTTTGCCAGTTACTGACGCCACCGCCAGATTCAACAGTAGTCTCAGGATCTGGAGCAGTTGAGCCCTTTGGTTTAGTCGACAAAGTATTACCGACCTCCACCGCCTGTACCAGTGCCGCAACAGGATCTTTCTTTACCAACTCACTAAGCTCTTCGGCTTTACCGGTATTAATCCCAAGGTGAGCCATAATTAAATGGGATTTTTCCGTATTGGCCATGAGTATCTTGGAAAAATCGTTACCCAGGATATCAATGGCTTTATCTTCCAGTTCTTCAAAATTAGCAATCTTTAAAGCATCAGCACGTTCATAGTGCTTGGAAATCTTGCTTCGAAGTTTCTCATCCTGATTGACTGTATCTGTATGAACCTGATTTGCCTGGATTATCTTTGCTGCTCTATCTGCAGCAATTACAGAAATCCGATTATCATCATATTCATCAAGCGCGGCTAAATACTCCTTATTCGTATCAAAGTCGTTTTCGTTTGGACGTGTTGCTGGTTTCCCCTGTTGTGCTTGCAGCCTCAACAGTTTGTTTTCTTCCTCCAACATCTCGGAACGACGGTTTGCAGTGTCTGCTTCTGTATTTGCCGCGGCTATCTTGCCGGTTAACTTATTGAATCGTTTTTGTAATCCAGTTTTGTGCACTGGTTTAGAGGATGGCTGTTCCTCCCCTTCAACGACAATTTCAACTTCCTCCGCTCCGCCATCGGCTTTTATTTCGTCATCGCCTGGTGGTGGATTGGATTCGTCTATTACAATCTCGTCTTCGGTTTTTATCGCCCCTTCATTGCTCATGTAATTACCTCGTCATGGTTTCGAGTATTAAACCGCGGTATGCGCCGCGTTCGCTTTTTGGTAAGGTGCTACCCTACCGAAATCTCTGTCAGTCGCTTCAACGTTTGCTCTGTTCGTTTGATTCCTATATCAACAACCTTTTCAGCAGCCTGGGCTTTCTTGAGCTGACTATCGGCCTGCTTATTGCCTGCATCAGCTATTTTCTGAACGCTTGAGGCCTCTAAATTTTTAGCATCTGCATTCTGTTGATTGGTGGCCGCCTTTATCAATTCATCGTTAGGATCGGTCTGTTGCTGTAATTCTAGCAGCATTTGTTCTTCTTCGGGTGTGTCAGGTTGAATTAATCCCTGACGTAACATTAAGCTGCGATTGAAATCTTTCAATGGCTTAAGCCCGGTACCCGTGATATTTTCCATCCACATGGCAATTAATGGGCCAAAGTAAGGGCTGTTTTCGTTGATCTTTTCAATAATGCGCTCAATAGATTCGAGTGTTGCCTCTCTTTGCGACTCGTATTGCGGGCCAACTTCGACATCAACCGAATATTTTCCGCGAGATAAGTCATTAATCTGTATAGCATTACCTGTTTGCGGGTCAAGAGATTGCATATTAAGCTGTTGAATCTTGGCGGTACCGTCAAGGCCCAATGTCTTTTTCATCTGCGAGCGAGTGTATATATCACCCGCCATTTCACGGTAGACAACGCCGGAATGTTTAATTGATTGAGTAATATTATCCGCTACGACTTGAGTATTGAGGTTTTCGCGTTTCCTTAGAGAGTTAATAGCCTTACCAGAGATATCAGGGTCGACAGTGTCTTGGGCGGCGCTTCCAGTTTGGCGCGTAACGAAATTAGATATAATATCCAGGGCGTTGACCGTGTTAGGATCCACCTGGTTTGGCTCCAGCGTGCCAACGGGGCCCTGTGCAATAGGATTACCCTGTGGATCGACTAAGTCATTAATAACCTGATAAGGTTTGTTGGTTTTATCCTTCCAGAGGTTTTCCAGACCTTTGATCTGCTGCCTAGTAAAGATTGGGATAGAATCACCACTTGACGCGGAAGATTCCGCCATCTTGCTGATTCCCATATTAATAGTGCGGTTTGCATCCTTGAGCTTTCTCACCAGTCCTCGGCTATGCTCGACATTATCAACGTATGTCCTGAAACCATACATCGGGATGATAGGTATCCACTTGCCAGCTATCCGTTTTGGCTCTTCCAGGAATTCCATACCGGTGAATATAGATTTTTCGACCGTTCTACGTTTAATGACACGGTCGCGGATAAATTCCCAGCCCAACGCCTTCAGCTCATCCTTTACAAGCTCGAATTCTTCCTCATTGAATGCTTTAACCTGATTACCGATCACATTACGCCATACGGAAACCTTTTGTTTTACTATCCTGATTTCGTATCGCTCAGCGACGTAGATCACTTCTCGGGTCGACCAGTTGAATGTCGATAAACTATCAGGCACATAAGCGCTAGATGGCTCAGCGTCCGGATATTTGGCCTCAAAGGCATCCAGGCTCATGGCTGTTAATTTAGTGCACCGCTTAGCGTCGGCCTTGTCGGGCCTTTTGGCGTTCTCATCCCACATCACATGGTTAAAAGCGTTATTGATTGGCTCGAATATAATCTCCTGGTCTTCGTTCTCCGGATCTTCCTCATCGACAAATCGTGTGCACAAACTGAAAGCACCAACACCGCTTACAGTTGTTTCAAATACTGCGGTATCTTGTGAGATTTGGCCATCATTATCTTTAAAATCAGCACGATAGACACCATTTAACAGTTCTGCGTCGTCGTCTGTGGTTGCGTTGTCGTTGGGCTCATAAATGACGTTGGCCCGGTTTAGCGTCCATTCACCGACAAAGCGCATAACATAGTCGCTTGTGACATCAAGTTCCAGTCGTGCGCGTTTCGTAATTTCGTTATGTGTATCCTGGAGAAATCCCTCCCACATGCCGCCGTCGACACCGATAAAACGCATATCCTCATTGGCTCTGTCTCTGACATATTCCGAGGCGTCGTAATCTTTGGACACATCAGTTTTGAATTGATCTAACTTGTCG